GTACAGATTCAACGTGCTGGTAAAAAATTTAAAGTTGGCGAATTATACGAGGTTCGAAATGGTAATGGTAAAGGTTCTATCTTAAAAGTATCTCGTGTTAATGAGATAGGTGCTATTGAAGCACTAGAATTTGTTCGTTATGGTATTGGTTATACAAATGACTTCACTGCAAATTTGCTTCCATATGGCGGAACATCAGCATCACAGGCTGGTGCAACTGGATTAACAATTTCTGGAGTTGCACCAAATACATCGGTTTCATTCTCAGAAACTACTGATGGATTCTTTGAACAGGGTATTATTAATAAAACAGATTATAATGTAACAGAATATTGGGATGGTACATACGTAGGTGAAACTGTTCGTGAGTTTTTCGTTGATAATAAATACGCAATTTTAGATCCAGAAGAGCCAGCAGTTGTTAAAATTATTCTTGGTCCACTAACAAAATATCCAGGATATTATACAACTAATGATGGTTTTTTAGATGATGCTATTTTTATTCAGGATAGTAAATACTATCAGGCATTTGCTTATGTTCTTAAGATTGATGAGCGTCTAGAAAAATATCGTTCTGCAGTTAAGACATTAATTCACCCAGCTGGTATGGCTTTGTTTGGTGAGTTTGATATTCGTAATGAATTTGATCCAGGAATATCATTAGAGTTTGCACTTAAATATTTGTTTGTTACTTTACAAGATGAAGTTCAAACTGAGGATAGTTCTTTTATTAAATTAAGTTCAAAACGATTAGATGAAACTATTACACCAGCAGAAAATCATGTAAGTTTAGTTAATAAACCTATTAATGATCATTATTTAAATGATGGTTCTACGCCAGATGAGAACATAGTTACTCCAAGTATCGCTGATCCAATTTTAAATTTCTCTAAACGAGTTAATTCAAATTATCTAAATGATGGTTTTACGCCAGATGATAATACTGTTACACCTTCTGAGGCTACGATAGACTATGAATATAGTGAATTAACTCGTAAGGGCATTAGCATTATAGATATTACAAAATTGTTTAGTCAATATCAATCTCCATATTATTTAAATGATGATTCTACTTTAGGAGATGATTCTTTTACACTAAGTGATATTTTGGGTCCAAAAGAAATTAGTAAAGCATTGAATATTCATAAATTATATGATAATTCAACATCTGATACCAGTTCAGTAACAATGAGTGATACTACAGGGACTAATTCTTCTAGAACTGTTCCTTATGTTGTCCTAAATAAATCATTAGCTACTCATTATCTGAATGATGGTGTAACACCAGATACTAGTGAGGTTGGATCAACCGATAGTGGCGGATCTTTATGGTTAAGTCCATATACCGACCCTTATCCAATTAGCAGTTCATATTTCGCAAACGATAGTGGAAACTATACAGAGGGTGAATCCGCCTTTACAGGATAAACAATACTAACAGGAGATTCCTATGAATTTACAAGAAAACTTAAAAGCCCATGGTGAATTGACTATTTCTGTATTTGACAGAGATGGTAAATTAAAAGAAGCCAAAAAAGTACCCAACTTAGTTGTTACAGTTGGTAAGAATTATATTGCTAGCCGTATGGTTGGCACAGCATCGACAGTAATGAGCCACATGGCTATCGGTACTGGTACTGGAACACCAATCGCTGGTGATACCACTTTGGGAACATCAGCTGGTCGTGTATCATTAAGTGCTTTCACTGCCTCAACTAATACTGTTACTGCAACTGCAACCTTTCCAGCTGGTACTGGTACTGGTGCAATTACTGAAGCTGGTATTTTTAATGATTCTTCATCTGGTACAATGCTTTGCCGCACAACTTTCCCAGTTGTTAATAAAGCAGCTGGTGACTCAATTGCTATTACTTGGGTTGTTACAGTAAGTTAATTAAAAGACGAGAAAAATGACTACATCTTCTTTAATGAAGACCACTCTGCATAATTCAGTTGCAGATGGCATCTACAACGAGGTTATTTCTAGATACACAAGATACTATTATTTCTTGGGTAAAACCCTCTCATGGGAAGATGAGTTATCTCCACCATTTCCAACTGATAGTTATGCATATGAACTTTCTGCTCGTAATGAAATTATTACGATGAAAGAAATTAAACCAACTGATCTTGCTTATGTTATTGAAAGAAGTAATTGGATTGAAGGAACAGTATATGATCAATTCGATGATCAGTATTCGACTGAAGTTCAGGGCGTTGATTTAGTTGCTGGTGGTTATAGTTATGGTTCAGCACCAAATGTTTATATTGGTTCTGAAGGTTCTGTAACATGGCAAGCATCTACTAATTATGTATATGGTACCTTGATTAAAACTAATGGTGGATCAAAAGTTTACGCTGTTACCAATACTGGTATTTCTGGAACTACTGCACCATCACATACTACTGGCACCCAATTAAATGGAACGGTATCTTTAAAATACATTGCACATAATGATGCGAATGGTTCTGGTGCAACTGCAACTGCAACTGTTTTAGATGGTGCTGTAATTGATATTCAATTGACACATCGTGGTACTGGGTATACTTCTTCACCAACAGTAACAATTATTGGTGGCGGTGGAGCAAATGCAGATGGAAATGCAGTGGTTACTGTTGCACCTTCTGGCACTCAGAAATTAGAAGACGCTATGTTCTATGTAGTTACTGATGAATATAATGTATATCAATGTATTGATAATAATAATGGAGCAGCTTCTACAGAGAAACCAACAGGAACTACTGTTGATGCGATTAAAACTACAGATGGTTATATTTGGAAATTCCTTTATAATATTCCAATTGCTTTAAGAAATAAATTTTTAACTGATCAATATATGCCAGTTGTTACTGCATTGCGTGATCAGTTTTACTCTGCTGGTAGTTTAAAGACTGTTCGTATTGATCAGGCTGGTACTGGTTATACATCTGGTACAATTACTGTTCAGGGTGATGGATTTGCAACTGGTGAAGAATTGTGGTTAACTGGATATTCTATTGATGATGGTGGTTCTGGATATATTTTAGCAACTGTTTCTATTGATCCCCCATTTAATGGAGTATCAACATGGTTGCCGAATCAAACTGCTTTAGATAATCAAAGATTAACATTCCAAAATAACGTATATCGTGTTGCGGTTTCTGGTGTTACTGGTCCAGAAGCAACTTTATGGACAGCTAATACTGCAGTATCTAGTGCAGATCATCTTTACTTTTCTGATAGATTATACACTGTTACTTTTGCTGGTACTACTGATGCTGCTATCGCTCCAACTCATACCAGTGGTACTGCTACAAATGGCACTGCAACATTATTATATGTTGGAACTACCAGTGATGCTGGTCCAGTTCATAGAAAAGGTAGTGTTAAAAATGGTACCACAGTTTTAGAATATATTGGAACCACACCAACTGCAGAAGCAGTTATTGAAGATGGTTCTATTGTAGATATAACAATCTATGGTATGTTAAAACAAATACAGATTTTAACTGGTGGCTCTGGTTATACATCTCCACCAACTGTTAATATTACTGGTGGTGGTGGATTAGATGCTACAGGAATAGCAATACTGAATGAAAACGGATCTGTTATTCGAGTTGATATTACGGATCCAGGATATGATTATATTGATATCCCAGATATTACATTTGGAACTCAGTGGACATCTAGTACTTCAGTTAGTATTGGTGATCAACTCTATTATTCAAATAGATTATATACAGTTACTGGCGCAGGAACTACAAGTTCTTCTGCTCCTGTGCATTTATCTGGCGCAGCAGTAAATGGAACTGCAGAATTAACATATGCTGGTGTTTCTGCAACTGCTCAAACAAGTATTAAATATGGTTCTGGTTACAACAGTTATCCAGCAATTACTATTATTAGTGAATCTGGTACAAGTGGTACTGCTTACTTTACTGGTCAGAAAACCGAAGCGAGTTTAATTCCAATTTTTGCATCAGATACTATTGGACAAGAATGGGAAGCAGAAACCTCATATGGTGTTGGATTAAAAGTTTGGTATAATAATAAATTATATACATGCACTACTGCTGGTATTAGTGGTGTTACTGCACCTTCACATACTGTTGCTACTCAATTAAATGGTACTGCAAGATTTTTATTTGAAGGATATTTTGGTCAATTAATTGGAATTCAAGTTAATGATCCAGGTGTGGGTTATACTTATGCAAATCTTAATGTAACTGGTGATGGTTATTCTGCAGCAGTTTCAGCAGATTTGTCTCCTGGTGATGTAAACACACTTCAGGCAAATATTGAGTTACTAACTGTTGATGGTCGTATCATGAACTGTCCTATGATTTCTAGTGGATATGGATATGGTAATGCAGTTATTACAATTAATGGTGATGGCACTGGCGCAGCTGCAGAGGCAGTTTTATCAAATGGTAAAATCATAAAGATTAATATGACTAACTATGGTGCTGGTTATCGTTGGGCAACACTTACAATTACTGGTTCTGGATTTGGTGCAAAAGCACGTCCGATTATTGGTCCGTATGGTGGATTCGGTAAAGAAGCATTAAATAATCTTTTTGCTCATACGTTAATGTTTTATAGCAACGTATCTCAAGATAAAAATCAGGGATTTGATGTAAATAATGACTATCGTCAACTTGGAATTATTAAATCACCAAGACAGTATGGAAATACGCTACCATTAACATCTGTGCTCGCATCAGCATGTTGGGCTGTTTCTGGTGCTGCTAATATAACTTTGTATCCAGCTGATTCAATATTATATAAAACTGATGACAATAAACAGTTTAGGATTGTTACTAATAATGGTCGTTCCCTTTTACTTCAGGCATTAGATAATGCTTCAATAGTTTCAGGAAATAATTTTAGAAATGCTATTGGAGACGTATTTACAGTATCTGCAGTGACTGCACCGACAGCAGATAAATACTCTGGTGATCTATTGTTTATCGATAATAAACAAGCATTTACCCCAACAGCAGATGAAACAGTTACACTTAGAACTGTTTTAAGATTCTAATAAATAATAAAGATTACTTACAGGATAGAGATCAACAATGTTAGATTTTAATACCGAACCATATAATGATGACTTTGATGAGAATAATAAATTCTATCGAATTTTATTTCGTCCGAGTTATGCTGTTCAGGCACGTGAACTCACTCAAATGCAGACTATTCTGCAGAATCAAATCAAACGCCATGGTGACCATGTATTCGCACAGGGTGCTATGGTTATCCCAGGACAGATCTCTCTTGACACAAAATTTAATTATGTAAAATTAGCAGTATTTAACTCAGCTGGTGATGTAACAGAAACCTTTATTGCAAATTTAGCAGGCAAAACTCTTCAGGGTACTTCTGGTGTTACTGCGCAGATATTGGCAATTCTTAATGCTGATGGTTCAGATCCTACAACTGTATATGTTCGTTATACATCAGCTGGTACAGATAATTTAACTAAAACATTCTCTAACTCAGAAGTATTAACTACAACTGATGGAGAATATACAATAACTGCAGCCTCAGCAGATTCAGTTGGTATTGGTTCTGCTGCTATTATCGAACGTGGTGTTTATTACGTAAATGGTTATTTCGTTCTTTGCGATAATCAAACAATCGTACTTGACAAATATACAAACTCACCTTCATATCGTGTTGGTCTAAAAGTTATTGAAAGCAAACTTACCCCAGAAGATACTGGATACGAAATGCTTCTTGATAATGCACAAAACAGCTTTAACTATGCTGCTCCAGGTGCACATCGTTATTTTATTGACCTTATTTTAACTAAGATTGCTCCTGATTCTGTAGATGACGTAGATTTTATTGAACTATTATCTACTGTTGATGGTCAGGTTAAACGTGAAGTTACTAAAACAGCATACGCTGAAATAGAAAAAACATTGGCTCGTCGCACTTATGATGAGTCTGGTAACTATACAATTAAACCTTTTGCAATTGATATTCGTGAACATCGCAGTAATAATCGTGGTCAATGGTTAGAAAATACTGCTTATTTAATCGGTGACGTAGTTACGAATGGTACTCATACTTACGTTGCTAAAAACTCTGCAACTTCTGTTAATATTCCTCCAACACATCTAGATGGAACTTCCTATGATGGTGGTTCATCTACTGGTGTAAATTGGGAATATAATGAAAACCCACTTTATAATCGTGGTATTTATACACCAGAAAATGGTGGTGATGAAGCAAAACTTGCTGTTGGTATGGAGCCAGGAAAAGCATATGTTCAGGGATATGAAATTGAAAAGATTGCCACTGAATATGTGACAGTTGATAAAGCACGTGATTATGTTCAAACAGATGATACTTATTTAACAACTGCACTTGGTAACTTTGTTTATGTGACAAACATTAATTCACTACCACCATTTGACTCTTCAAGTGGTAATTCATCAATTACAATTTACAATAGATTCACTTCTTCAGTTGGTGTTGCCCCAACAAGTGCTGTTGCAATTGGTACTGCACGTGTTCGTGGTATTGAATGGGATAGTGGAACTATTGGAACTCAGACTGCTGTTTACAAACTATACCTATTTGATGTTCAAATCTCAACTGGGTATGATTTTAGTCGTAATGCAAAGTCTTTCTACTATAGCCGTAGTGATTCAAATCTTAATTTTACAGCTGATATAAATGCAATTACTACTAACATAGTTGGTTCTGGAACAACATATAGTTCTTATCCAGCAACTCGTGGCGCATCAACTACAATCTATGGCGTTGGAACTGCATTCTCAAGCGGAACAACTACTAGCCCAGCACTTAAAGTTGGTGACTATATTTACGTAGGTTCAACTGCGAATCGTCGCAGAGTTGTTACAATTACAAATAACCAACAGATCGTTGTTGATTCATCAGTAACTGTTGATGGTGGAATTATTAGTTTAATCACATCTTCTGTTCAAGAACCACAAAATGCTAGATTAGTTTATCCACTTCCA